ATCAATTTTAAATATTCTTTTTTCAGGTGCTCTCATAATACGATGTATCATCATAGCATCTTCCATTAGTGTAATTTGTTTCCATAATTTTCTTGCGTTCTCAATCATTGATTTACCATAGGGTAAATAGTTTGTATCAGAATACAAACGAAAGTGAGCCATCTCATAGTTATCATATTCCTTCTTGCCTAAATAATCTGGATCTACTGTAAATTTAATACCGGTTTCATTTCTATTTATTCTCGAAGGATCATGAGGATTTTCAGTTCTTTGTGTATGATAAACTGATTGGGGGAATACGTTTACAACTCCCTCTCCTTCAACAATTTCTAAAACTAAAAATTGATCTCCATACTTAGTTAAGTTTCTAATCCACGGCCAAAGGTTGAACTCAATGTTCATTATATCGTAGAATAAGTTGTGTAAAACCTCTTTAACGTTTTGATTAGAAGTTTTAATTGTTAATACATCACCGAATTCATTTTTAGTTGTAGATTCATCTGCGTAAATATCTAATGCAGAGGAAATAATTGGGTCTTGATCCATAGAATCGTAATCTAAAAACAATTCTCTCCTAATTGTTTGATATGATAATTGACTCTGTAATGCATTGTATTGATAACCGGTTTGTAGTTTATAAAATCTATCTTTAATAGTTTTTAAATTAGATAGTGATTGATTACCTTCAGTATCTACAACTTTCGTTCTCCCATCTTCTCTCTTAACAATGACGTTAGTAGAGAATAATTTTCTTAATCTTTCGAAAAACGAATTTTTATTTTGTTCTGCCATTTTATTTATTTTCTATAATTCTTATAATCAAATTACCATTTCCTTTCAAAACTCTATGAAACTTATGATTTTTTATTTCAATTTGTTTTCCTTCTATCAAATCTATTGGTAATTCATCATCTAATTGAACTTTCCAATCTTTTCCTCCCAACACAAATATCTCCCTATCTCTTTCATCCTGATGCCATAATAATTCTCTTTCATCAATATCTCCTTTAAATAACCTATATTTTTTTACATCATTTATAATAACATCCAAATACTTTTCACCCATATCGAATATATAAATAATTATTTAATTTTCAAACTATTTTTACCAATATCTGTAGGCTGGCTCTGATAATCCTAACTGTTTTGCATATTTTGGAAGGTTACACGCCCACCATCTGGCAGAAGTCTTATCTTTTTCGGTATCACAATTATGCCTTGCTGCAAAAGCTTTACTCGCTTCTAAATCATTTATTTTTACCTTTAGACCAGTTGTATCACCCCAAGTTACTTTTTTAACTTTATCACCATCTTTTACATAAACATAGAATTTTTTAGGGCCACCTTTTTTGGGTTTATTCAATTCCACATCCTTTCCCTGATGTTCTGCTTCTAACATAGGAAAATCTAACCAAACTTTATCACCTTCAAAAATTCCACTTTCTCCTAATTCAGTTTCAACAATAAACCATTTATCTTGTGCGTTTTCTAATACTAATTTATTTTCTTTATAGAGTTCTCTTGCACTCCTAAACATTTCAAAATATTTAGCTGAACCGTATCTATAAATAGATTCGTGAATCGGAGTATCCATTTTTTGATGATATCTTAATCCTTCATTTATAGTTTCAATATTTTCTGATATAATTTTCATACATATAAATATTAGAATAACCACCTTATATCCTCATTTTCATCTCCGATATTTATTTCAAAAGGATTTCCTCTCATTCTTTCATTTGCTGAACCCATTGAGAACCCTGTTGTTGAAATTGAATTTATCGCTACTTTTGTTAAATCCATTCTTTCTTGTCTCAAACGAAGAGCGGTATCTCTCACCCATAATCCAATAGAGAATGCCATTACTAAGTCATCATTATATCCTCTCATTGCTTCGGCTCTATTAGTGTACCATATAAAAGTAAATAATTCATCTATTAATCTTAGGGATTGAACCACCACTTCTTTATTTCTAAAGTACTCATCTAACTTTGATATGATAAGTGGTCGTGTTTTTGCTGATGTTGTAAATCCTGCCACTTGTCTTTTTTCTTCCGCATTAAATTTATTTGTATATTGTTTTTCAATATCAATATACTTGTAATCTTGTGTTTGATAGTATAGGTTTAAATAATTTCTATCTATAATTTGTTGAATTACTGCCCAACCAATGTTAGCGTTTTCAACTACTATCAATGCGTTATTCCAATCAGTTCCTACACTTACTAAAAAATTACCATAATCTTTAGTTTCCATTTTTCCTCTATACTCAGCAACCTGTACATTATTTACAATATCAAAAACATGAAATGCAGAATAATCCGAGCCATCTCCTCTCGCCACATCGGCTACAACCATATATGATTTTTGATAATCTGGATATTCCCATTTCCAATAATTTCCATCAAATCCAGACTTTTCAATTGGTTCTTTAACAAATGTTTCTTTATACCACATTAATAATTCTGGAGCAATAACAGTATCACCAGATGAAATAAAGTCACAATCACATTCTTGAGCAGCTAACTTTTCTCCCAATACTTTTGTTTGCTCATCTCTCCATCTTTGGTCTCTTTCTGGATGAACTGACCAATGTAGATAAATTGGATTGAATTCATTTGTTTGTTCTTCTGCCCCAACCCATTGTTGGTGAAACCAGTTACCCACACCATTCGGTGTAGAAAGTGCAATACAACTACCACCTGTTGATAGTGCAGGAGTTGCAGATGACCAAATTTCTACAATATCTGGAACGAATGCTGCTTCATCTATTACTAATAGAGATAAGGCTTCAGAACGACCGGCATCAGGTGAGGATGGAATGGCTTTTACTTGAGAACCATTTACTAAACGAAGCGATAATTTGTTATCTTCCTGCGTAGCTACCTTTAACCAACTAGGTAAATTATCATACATTACCCTTATTTTCGTAACTAGGTTTTTAGCAACCTCTTGTTTTATCGCAATAACTAACACATTGTAATCCTGATGAAATATCATTTTCCACAATGAATAACCCGCGGTCAATGTTGATATACCAGTTTGACGTGACTTTAAAACGATATTAAATCGATGGTCTTTAAATTGATATAGTGTTTTTTCCTGATATGGAAATAAATCAAATCTTAATTTTCCCTTTGTAGGGTGTTGAATTTTACAATATTTTCGCATGAAATACACCGGGTCAGCGGCGCATTTCTTATACTCCTCTTTGATTACATCTTTTAATGATAATCCTTTATCTTGCATTAAATAATCTATTTAGAATTGGATTGTCTAAATTTTTTAATTTAGCCTCATAAATAACTATATCCTCTTCCAATTCTCCTAATCCTTTTTCTATGTTAGCTATTTCCAATTCCATATCCGCCTTCATCTCTTCCATTGGTTTTGGTAAATGCCATACTTCAATTCTACCATCCTCCAATACTTGCTCATAGAAGGGTTTTAATTCTCTAATACCATCTTCTATTTGTTTCTTTGCTTCTAATGCCTGTGCAATAGCTCTATTAAATAACCTATAATTTTTATACTCTTGAAATAAACCTAATCTCTCCGCTTCAAAATCCATTTCCTTATTACAATCAATACAATATCCTGATTCTTTAATAAGCATTTTATCACTTGGCCCATACTTTTGTTTTTGACAATGGATATTGGCACAATTTTCCTTTTCCCTTAAAAATTCTCTTATTGATTGGAATACTTCGTGATTTTTTCCGGTTTTAAGAATATACCCTTCTTTTTGTTCGTATTGGTATGTATCATCTTCCCATTTTTCACCAACCTTTTTTTTGATGTTAGGGTTAGATTTTTCGTACCCAAATGATTTTGATGGGTCTTCACCTCTGAACACATAATCCACCAATTCTCGGCGGGTTTTATGCATCAAATCTTTTCTAAATTCCTTTTTTGCCATAACCTTTATATATGTATATATATTGAAAAAAAATTGATTAAGATATTTTTTTAATTTGTATCTTAATTTTTGGAGAGTATCCTTTTGGTAGAATAACTTTTATACCCTCAAATGATTCAACTTTATTTTCAAAATAAGATAATTGAAAAATTTTATCAGTTAAATTTAATACTAATTGAGATGATGTACTCATTTTTTTAGTATCTCTTTTCATATTTAATGGAGAACTATCCTTATAAAAATTGGTTCTAATTAATGGAGCTATTTGATTCCAATCATCGGTTTTATCTATTTGTTTTTCAGCGCTGATTTTTCTTATAATTGAGCTTTTATAATCAGGCCCTTCGGTGTATCCCGCATCAGTATAATAATGTCCATGATTTGTTCTAACCATTGGATGTTCCCTATTTATTAAATTAATCTTTGGATTGTGTTTTGATGTTGTTTCTATTGAAATAGTTGTTTTGGGTGAACTTACAAATGTATGCCCCTTAATACCACCTTCGTATTGAACTGCATATCTAATTGCTTCTTTTAAATTAGAAGAACCCAATGCTTTTCTTATTTTTGCCCCATCTTTCGATGGTTTTCCTTTTTTCTTTATTATCTTTTTTTCCTCTTCATCATAACCAACCATTAAAGCGGTATTTACGATTCCTATGCCATATTCATTCATTCCTTCACTCCAATCTGTTATAATATCACGTAGATAAACTACTTCAACGCCATCTATCATAGTGTGTACAACTTCTAATTTGGGGTTATACGCTCTATCTCTATTTTTAGCTAGAATAAGTTTATCACCAACTTCTTTAGATACAATAATACATTCAATTAACTCTTTTCTTACAAATTCCATTTATGAATATTATGAATATAAATATAAATGTTCGAAACTGTTATTCAAAAACTATGTGTTTTACAAAACCTTTTTCTAAAATATTTTGAAATTTTACTTCATCATATTTCACATCAAATAAGAAAGCAATCCTAGTTGTTTCTCCTGTATTTACCACATTGTGTTCAATAGTTTGTGAATCAAACCAATGAACTACACCATCAGTAAACCTCATTTGGTATTCAACTTCTTTAATTCTAAAATGATTTATACATTTTTCATTTGAAACTACCGGCATTATGAATCTTCTATAATGATTTCCTCCATCTTTATGCCAAAATAACCCACCGGTTGGTTGAGCAAAAAATAGAAAAATATTATCAAATTCTATTCCCTCAAAAACAGGTAAAACATTTTCATTAAAATATTGTAATTTACTAAATCTACTTACATCAGTATTATAACTTTCCATCTTAACATTATCATTCGATACTGATGATGTATCATAATAACGATTTATTTCGTTTATGAGCTCTTTATTATCAAAAGTTAAATTTGATTTATATAATTCCATTATCTACTAAATGTGAATATTCCTAAAATTTGGTTTAGTGGTGCAAAAGCTCCAGTCAACTTAAATGTGTTTCCATTGTAATTAAATACAATCCCTTCATTTGGAACTATTTTATCGAATCCACCTAACGCTTCAATTCTAGCTAATTCTATTTCCAATTTATCTAAATTTTTAGCATCTCCAGTAGCCCTAATGGAATTAATTGCCGTTTCTAATCTACCAACCATTTGTTGTTTAGCTGCATCAGGATTTACAGTCAATACCGAAGTCATAAATGATAAAACCTCCGCTCCAACTCCTAAAAATATAGTTTCAAATTTAAGAAGATTTTCTTTTGTTATTTTTTGTTGGTCTTGTTTTTCTATTTTTTCAGCCCACTCTCTATTCTTCTCATCTTTAATATCTTTGATTCGGAATCCTTTATCTCCAAAAGCCCATCTCTTTACTAATCCAATTTTCTGCTGCTCATCTAATCCTTTTGTATTTTTATTTATAAAGTTTAACCACCAAGCCTGATGATAATCAGCTACTCCATTTTTTTCGGTCAAGCCAAATTCATTTTGAAGTAATTGTATTTTTGAAAGGAATAGGGATTGTTTGGATTTTAAATCCTTATTAACCGGTAATTTTTGTATAGGAGGCCCCTGCAATTTAAATTTGGATTGTACATCTGCATTTACCTTCTTTACCATAGCCGCTAATTGTGCCCCTGCTTCTGGATTTTCTCCGACTGCATTTCCCTCATCATTATATTCCATAGTTCCATGAAACACTAAAAGAGATTGGCCATAAGGAATTACATTTGTATTTTCAGGATAAATTATTTCACAATTCATAAAACATTTACCATCTTTGAATATCTTCTTTTTATTAGTATCAGATAACCCTTTAATCGCAGATTCTAAATCTTTGATTGCAAAACTAAATGCATCGGATACTGAACCTCTTCCAGCAAATTTTGTTATTACATCCTGAACACTCATCGCATCTTTACCTTTTTCCTTAAGATGTGATTTATTTCTTGCAGCTACTAATCTACCATTTACCCAACTAACTGCCAATGCCTGTCCATCAGTTTTTTCTCTAGCTAATTCTAACTTACCACTTAATGCCTGTTTTACAATTCTTTTCAAATCTCCAAAAGTAAGATTCATTTCAATATCAAATGGATGATTCATATGTCCATATGCTCCTCCTTCTAATAAAAGATTTTTATTTATTAGTTCTTCAAAGACTGAAGGTGTTTTTATTTTTCTCCAACCTCCACCTGGTGTTCTAAATATTCTGGCTGGAATAGGTAACGAAGAACCGATTGGTAATTGTTTAAAGTACTTACTATCTATATGGATTACCTTTGTTAAAAATACATTTTGTTTGTTATCCGCTCCAACTAATTCAACCTCAACATCAACTGGATGACCTCCTATTTTAATCTTCCCTGCGAATAATTGCCCCTTCGTATAACCTTCTTTTTTAAGTTGCTTCCAACCATCAACACCTTTTGGTTTTTCAACTGGTTTTAAATCGCTTGTAACGATATTTGAAACCTTATAATAAACCTTTCTAAACGTAGATTCTTTATCTTTCGTTTTACCCTTTCCTCTCATTGAATCGGCTTTAGGTTTATCCATTTGAGTATATCCTAATTGTTTAAACCACGGCTCAGGTTTTCCTTTATCTAATATTCTTTTTGTTCCATCTGGAATATACATAGTAGCAGGTTCGCCTTCATCTGCCCCATATCCTGCTAATTGTGATTCCTCTAAGTTTTCGTTTTGAAGTTTATTTAAAGTTAAAGTAATTAATTTAAAAATTTTTTCATCAAACTTTGGATACGCTTTCATAAATCCCTTCTTTCTATCCTCATCACTTCCTTTACCTAACATATTTCTTACATCAGTTCCACTAATGGCATTGGGTTGAGATGGTGATATATAAACGTATCCTTTATCTATATAACCTTCTAAATCGGTGTTATCTTTATACTTTTCAAAATATTTTCCACCCAATCTCATCTCATCCTTTTCACCAACTGCAGTAATAAAAGCAGTAGTTTTGGGGTCGAATTTATCTAATATTTCAATTGGAGCATATGGGTTTTTAATTTGAACTACCTTATTAGAAGGTATTCCAAACATTTTTGTTATAATATATTTCTTTTCTTTGAATCCAAATGGAGATTTAATGTTATCAGTTTTATTGGTTGTTCCGATATAAACATTTTCTTTACCAAATTTTTTCACTAATAGTTGATAAGTTGCAAAATGACCCTTATGGAATGGTTGAAATCTACCCGCATAAACCACAATTTTACTAGAAGTTTGTTCCCCTAATATGGATTCAACTAAAAAATTTACTAGCTCTTTCATATACCAATATAAATATTAAAAATTATCATAATTTTCAATTATGTAATCACCAATTAGGTTTCCAAACTTTTTGTGGCAAAAATATCCCGGATGAATGTCAGTTGTTAAAAATTCACATTCCTCTGCAATAGTAGATTTTGTTTCTATTGCAAATTCATGAAAATCTTGTAAAATAAGGTTTCCATATCTTAAATTTAATAGGTTATTTTTTTTTAAATTTGAATCGATTGATTTACTAAATTCTCCTCCGAAAAAAATAAATTTTATTTTGTGAAATTTTAAATAAGTTAAAAAAGTGTTTATTTCTTTTGAAATTTTTAAATAAAGAGTCTTTTTAGAAAAAAAGTTTAGATAATAATTCTCTAAAGCCTTATTTAATATTTTAAAATCATCATTATATTCAGAACGATAATATCCTCGTGTGCCATAAATTTGTGAAACCGAATCATCTGAATAATCGTTATTATTGTAAAAAAAATTAACGACAACATATTCATTTAATTTTTTAGAAAAAAAATCCAATCTACCTAATGATGGTAGTTCTAATACCAAAAATATTTGATTTTTAATACCCCAATTTTGTTTTACAAAATCATAAGCCATTCTTATTACCCTTTCAGTGCCACCTCCACTTATAGAATCATTTTGTAAATCTACATTTAATTTTTGTGCAAGAACTGAAGAATATGTAATATCGTATTGGTTATCCCACCATACATCATACCTTTTTTTATAGTAATCCCTTACCATTACTTCATTGTACAAAGATCTATTTATTTCAAGACCGCCACCTGCACTATGTGAACACCCATTACAATAAATTTTTTTGAGGGCTAAATCCTTCATCTATTATTTTTTTTGTTAGATTTATTTCAACCGATTTGTAATCAAATGATAATAGTTTCATTTGGTTATATAGTAAAATATCTTCAATTTGTTTTAGTTGATTTGTCAATTCATCAATCGATAAACTACATATTCTTTTTATTTCAAATATTATTTTTTCTAGTCTTACAGCATCATTTAATTCTTCATCGTAGCTCTCATCAATAAATCCACTAAAAGTTTTAAATCCCATTTTACGAATTTCTTTTAAATAATAGGGTGGCCCAGCAATTAAAAAGGGTTGTAAATACATTATTGGTTTAAATACTTTTTCTGAAATAAATCCTTGTCTTTTAAAGAATATTGTATCACTTATTAGGCTTACGAAACTTTTTTTATATGGTTCAATATCTTCATACCCATATCCACTTATTTTAAAATTAGTTTCAAAATCTACTTTTTTTTCTTTTAATGAAATAAACAATAAATAATCTTCCCAATATCCCAAATCTTTTAATTGATTTTCATAATCACATTTTACACTACCCAATGACTCATAAAATTTTGGATTATATGATATTAGAAACTTATCTATTATATTTGCTTTATGAAGTTCAGCAATAATTTTAACCCTATGGTGATGTGGATACTGATTAAAACTTAAAAAATGATATTTTTTATTTGTATAATTAAGTAAATCAGATATATTATTTTCCTTTAAATTATACTGAAAATATCTACTGCTTCTATTAATATAGTAATCATATTTTAAAAAAGAGACATTTTTTGATTTATATCTAGAAAAATCATTTAGGTAATCATTATATAAAAAAATAATCTTTTTGTAAGATATATTTTTTAGAATCTCTTCAATAAAATATTCAGTTAGATGACCTTCATGTGAATAATTAACTACTATTGTTGCGTTTATTTTTTTAAGATTTTCAAATAATGTTTTATCAATATACTTTAAATTATTTTTAAAAAAATCTATATGGCCAAATGGTTCAATTCCAAAAAATAAACTTCTATTTTTATATTCATCAATATTTTTTAAAACATCACTTAATAATATCCTATTAACTGATAGATTTGTTTCGGGATTGAAACCTTTTTGATGGATACTTTGAAATATGACACCGTTTCCTAAAACACTTATATCATTACCAAATTTTGAAAAAAGAGATTTAATTAATAATCCCATATCACTAGAATTATTTTCTATTAACCAATTTTTAGAATACTCAAATACTTCAGGTGGCTGACAATTTGGTAATATCAAATGATTTATTTTATTCTCATGTAATAAATTAAGTTCCATAGTATAATTCAGGATATTCAACTAAACAATGAATTCCAATATTGTTCATTGCATATTTGTAACTTAATTCTATATCTTGCCAACTTTTCAAATCGTGAAATTCTATATTTTTACATATTGATTTAAATTCTTCTATGTAGTTTCCTTTATGCTGATGACCTGGATCCAATGGTTTATCTGAGCCCTTACCTAGTCTAATTAAAACATGAGGTTTAACACCAGTCATCATTTCATATTTATCCAAATGATTAACCAGTTGATTGGCTGCTGAAATTATAAAATCCCATCTCGGATAAAATGTTACAACTAATTTACCGGCCATAGCTAATCCCAAACTCATTCCCATTTGAGTTTCTTCCATTACTGGTAATTCAATCAATAAATCTTTATCAACCTCATCCAAAGTTGTACTCATAGGATTACCCTTATATACAATCTGTTGCCCAATAAAAACAATATTATCCTTTTTAGATAATTCATTCATTGCATTTGTTAAGGCATCTTTATATGGAGTATATTCTGGTTGGCTCATAAAATATATTTTATTAATTCTTCGTTTACAAATTTTTTATTCATTATCGATGATGGGTGTCCATACCAATCAAAGTTACCATCTAAATTTTCACTAAATAGAACTTTTTTTAAACCATCATACTCACTCACTTCTTTTTGTTTTTTAACAGCGTATTCATACAATCCACCTTTTCGTAATCCAATATCTTCATAAAACCAAAATTTTTCAAAAGGAAGTTTATCTATATAAATTGAAAAATATTCACTTTGATTATAATAATAATCTAAATTTTCATTTAACCAAATTTCACCCTCATATACATTTTTTGTATAAAACTCAGGTTCATAAAATATATCTTTGATAGTAAAATATGTATAATCAATTTTTTCTTTCTCTAAATAATTAGTAAGATCTAAAACTGTTTCTACAAATGAATAGGAATGTTGCTTACTTAATTTAAGGTGGTGAGTTTTTAGTATATTATCAATTCCAATATACTTTGAATTGTTTACTTCATAATACCCACCTGTTAAAAACCAAAATTCTTGTTTATAATCTAAAGGTTTTGGTAAATAGTTATTTGTATGCGAGCCTGTTTCTAACTCTCCTTTATAATCTTTTATTAAAAAAGAATTTCTATACGGTTGAGTCCATTGAGTAAATACTTTATGGATAATACCTCCATTTTTTTTAATATATTCTACCCAATATGTAATTGTTCTTTTTATTGTATTATTATCATTAGTTGGATTACCTAAATTTAATACAATAATTTCATTACCTATTTTTTCCTGCAACCACTCTGGCCACTGCCAACCTTCTTTATCATTTCCTTTTTGTAAATGATTTAAAGGTTTTAAATTAGTGAAAGAACAGCCACAACAAATAACATATTTCCTATCCTTTAAGATATTCATTTTTATACCAATTGATTGTCTTTTTTAATCCTTCATAAATTGTAGTTTTCGCACTCCAACCTAATTTATCGAATATCTTAAATGAATCAATTAATCTGACAGGAATCATCGGTGCTTTATTATTAACATATTCAATTGGGGAATCCAATCCTTCAATTTCTTTTAATACATTAATAACATGATTTACTGAATATCCAGCATTGGAGCCTACATTATAAATTTCATGATTCTCTTCCTTCTCCATTATGACCTGTAAT